CGTGGACGGACTCCGGCTAGGCCGGGTCTCTTCTATCTCTGACATCAACTGTAGGGCATGCACCCCCATGAACTTCCCCCTTTCTGCTGACGACACCCACCGCACCGAGACGTTCGGCCTCATTGACAACGACACCGATCAAGGTATCCAAGCTATGACCTGCAGGCTTGCCACCAAGGCAGAAGCTGACCCCACTGGCCGGGACGCGCATGCCCCTGGCGCTAAGCTCGACGCCGGCAAGATCCGCCCGGCCCTAGTGCTGGGTGGCTTTGCCCGTGCGCTGCAGGCTGTGTCCGCTGTCGGCACTTACGGTGCAGTTAAGTACACCGAAGACGGCTGGATCAGCGTGCCCAACGGCGAGGCCCGCTACGCTGACGCCCAACTGCGGCACTGGCTTAAGTCTTGTGTCGGCGAGCAGTGCGACCCTGACACCGAACTGCTGCACCTGTCCCACGAAGCGTGGAACGCGCTGGCCAAGCTGGACCTGCACCTGCGCAAGCAAGAGCAGGTCAAGGCATGATCGGCACACCCCACCCGATGGCGCTGACCATCACGCTACTGATCATCGCCGAGCAACGGCAGCACACTACCTTCGAGTACGCTGTCTACGAAGTGCTCAACCGCTACATGGAACTCAAGGCCTGGCCTGACGCCAAGCGGTCCGACCTGTACGCTCAGATCGCTGAGCAGTATAAGCCCACTAACAGCATCGCCGTGAACACGCAGATCGTTAGCGATTGCATCTGGCGCACCGAGGAACACTTCAATGGCTGATGTTCGCATTCTCAAGGCCGTCGAGTTCAGCAAGCTCTCTGCTAAGTTCAAGAAGCAGTACAAGGACGAGCGAGCATTGTTCGATGCCGGCTGGTGGCTGCAGCCTAAGTTTGATGGTTGTTACGCCGAGTTCCACATCGACACCAGCGGTGCAGGCGGTCGGGCAAGGTCGAGGGCGAACACCCGGACTAACGAAGCTATCCGGTCCTGCCAGCACATCATTGATGACCTGCACGCCAGAACACCCGAAGGCACTTACTGCACATACGTCGGTGAGTTGTGGTGCCCTAGGGATAGCGTTAGGTTTCCTGAGATTAGCGGATGGGTCCGCCGGCATTACGATGCTCCTGACCTTATGCTGGTCTGTTTCGACTTGCTTCCCCCAGGTCTGGAAACTACTGAACCTTACAAGCTCCGGTTCGCCCGCCTGCAAGAGCGTATCGAAATGCCGAGCGAGGCGGTATCTTACGCTGACGTTATCAGCCGCAACGTGCTAGATCCTATTGCAGCAGCAGCCAACCTTAAGGCTACTGGCAAGTACGATGGCGCCATCCTGCGTGACCCGAACGCTGGGTACAAGATCGGCTTGGTCAAGAATGGTGAGATCGTCAAGGTCAAGCCAGTGTTCAGCCTGGACCTTCGCGTTACCGACGTGTTCACCGAGCTTGGAGAAAAGACCGGGCGCAACGTGTATAGCATCGAGGTTATCTACAAGGGCATCAAGTCCAAGGTGGGTAGCGGTATTCCGCACAACCGTGCCGATGTGCCCAACATCGGGGACATCGCCGAGGTCGAGTGCATGGACTTCACTGCTGATGGCAAGCTGCGCGAACCGCGCTTCAAGGGCATCCGACACGACAAGGAACAAGCGGACTAACTATGGACCTGATGACACAGGAAGAGGTAGAGAAGCGCATGTACTACGGCGGCATCAAGCGCGCCGAGTCTGCAATGAAAGCGGCCGAAGATGCTGGCCGTGCAATCAACAACCCGTATGGTAAGGAGTTGCTCCGAGACTACGTTCTGCCCCTCGCTAGTGTCATCAAGTCTGACGTTAACGAGAAGCGAGCGGGTGCTGCTAAGGCGCACGTCTCCCTGCTCCGACCGCTGGACCCCGAGGCTGTGGCTCTGCTTGCCGTCAACACGGCAGTGAACTGCTGCCTCAACGTCCGTGCGAGCAAGACCGATAACCGCAGCGTGGCCTCGACCATCGGCACTGCGGTGCACTCTGAGCTTATCCTCTCACAGATCGCCGACGACTTCCCTGAGTTGTACTTCACGCTGTCCAAGGACCTAGCGCGTAGGCAATCCAAGAACGAGCGCCACCGCACAAAGACCATGCGCCTGCAAGCAGAGAAGCATGGGTACGTTGTGATCGAGTGGCCTGTCGGTGCGCGTGAGCAGGTGGGCTCCTATCTGCTGGGCTTGATGGCTCAGGCCGGCTTGCTCGAAGTCGGCGACGCCCCGATCACTAAGGGCAAGATCGGTTACCGGCCCGTGGCTATCTCTGCTGGCGTGATGGAGCGCATCATGCAGATCAAGAGCTACGTTGCCATCACCGCACCGACTTACGGGCCGTGCGTTGAGCCGCCTAGGGACTGGGTCAGCACCAGCGATGGCGGCTTCCATACCAAGGAACTGCGCCGCAACTGGCCTACGTTCATCGCCAGCCGTGCGTCGGCCCGTGCGCTGTACCGCAACGCGGAAATGCCCATCGTGCTACGCGCGCTGAACAACCTTCAGCGTACGACTTGGCGCATCAACGAACGTATCCTTGACACGTTGTACGGGCTTAGCGAGGCCGGGGTGCACACCGACGAGATTGTGTCGATGCACGATAAGCCCAAGCCCCCGCCCCCCGGTTGGCTGACTCCCAGCATGACCAAGGAGCAGATGACCGAAGAGCAGGCCAACAACTTCCATGCCTGGAAGCGGCTCATGTCCGAGTGGTACACCGAGAAGAAGCTGAGCGGCACACGCTTCGCCCGATTCTACGCAGCCACCCGTGCAGCCGAGATGTTCCGCGGATACCCCTCGCTGTACTTTGTGTACTTCGCCGACTCACGCGGTAGGTTCTACCCGATGACATATGGCGTTAACCCACAAGGGTCTGACTTGCAGAAGGCTCTGCTGGAGTTCGGCGTGGGCAAGCCAGTGCACAGCGCGACTGCGATCAAGTGGTTCCACATCCAAGGTGCTAACAAGTGGGGCTACGATAAGGCCACGCTTGAGGACCGATTCAAGTTTGTAGTTGACCGGAAGGACGAATGGCTACACTATTCTCAAGACCCCGTAAACAATCGCGGCTGGTTGCAGGCGGATTCGCCGCTACAGTTTCTGGCTTGGTGCTTCGAGTACTCGAAGTTCTGCGAGGCACCCGACACGTTCCTATCGAGGATACCGATTTCGATGGACGGGTCATGCAATGGACTGCAGAATCTATCGGCTATGCTTCGGGACGAGGTTGGCGGCCGGGCGACAAACCTGACCAACAACCAGGTTATGGAAGACATCTACCGACGAGTAGCCGAAGCCGCTACGGTCAGACTACGATTGAGCTTGAGTTCGTTGTCGAGCACAAGCGATACGAACTGTCGATCTACCAAGGAGCTGGCCGAGAGCTGGTTGCAACATGGTATCAGTCGTTCGGTAGTCAAGCGTTCTGTGATGACAACGCCGTACGGAGTTACGCACAGATCTGCAACCGACTACGTGATCGAGGACTACCTGAAGAAGGTGCAAGGGCATCCCTTTCAGCCCTCGGAATATCGGCAAGCAGCAACGGTCCTTATGTCTGCAGTCTGGCCAGCGATTGGGGACGTAGTGGTGAAAGGCAGGCAGGCAATGGACTGGCTCAAGAAGTCCGCCCGGCTTATCATCAAAGACTTCAAGACGCAAGCAGAAGCTGGGGATTCTGAGCAAGTCATCTGGTGGACTAGCCCTAGTGGGTTCATCGCTTCGCAGTGCTACTTCGAGACTGAGGTACACCGGATCAACACTAGGCTGATCGGGACTGAGAAGATCCGAGTGCTGTCTGAGACTGACGACCCGGACCTGGACAAGCACGCAAGCGGGCTGGCTCCTAACTTCGTTCATTCGATGGATGCTGCGCACTTGCACTTGGTTGCTGCAGCGGCTAGCTCACGGCTGATAGATCACCTTGCCATGATCCACGATGACTACGGCACCCATGCAGCAGACGCTGAGGCTCTGTACCATCTGATCCGTGAGGAGTTCGTCAGCATGTACGAGCAGCATGACCCTATCCTGGCGTTCCACCGGCAGTACCCCGTAACCCCCGAGCCACCCGACAAGGGTAACTTGGATCTTCGTGAAGTCTTGCAAAGCAAGTTCTTCTTTTCGTGAGCTATACCGGTACTAGATCAGTGCGATTCAGTACCGGTATAACAGGAGTCAACATGGCCAATCCCAAACCGACTGAAGACGTGATCGTTCGGCTTCAACCGGACGTTTACCGACAACTTGAGGAAAGCCTGCCGGCACCGGCGGTGACTACTCAGACAACCGATCTGCAAGCAGGCTACGCCCTTGGCATCCAGGCTGTGCTTAAGAAGCTCCGTGAGGGCTTTGTGGTGCCGCGGTGAGGCCCGCGTCGCTTGCTATGCGTAGCATCTACTTTGATGCTATGCTACGGCTCAAGGCTAAGAGCCCGTCTACCAAGATGGGACTCGCCGACCCAGCTACTGCGTACGTTGGGCTGACCGACTTCATCGAGCAGGGAACTGCCGTGGAGGTGGGGGATTTTCTTATCCTATACTCGGTTAGCCCGACATGGTACAGCCCTGCCTTGCACTTGATCGAAGAGCTTACACTGCGGTTCCAGCGGCAGTACAACAACCCGGTTGAGTCCGCAGTTGCTGCGCTGGACGTACTCGCTAAACAGGTGGGCGCTAAGGCCATCGCTGTGGGCGACACGCAGATCGGCCTCATGACTCCCTACTACCTGGCGGCTGGATACAAACCGTTAGGAACTCAACTGTTCAAGGAGGTTTCATATGGGGTTTGTTCGCAAGATCACCGGGTTGCAGAGTCAGATTGACATTGCCAGGCAAAACGCTAAGACCCAAGAAGACGCAGTGAAGCAGTCCGCCCAGATGGCGGAGCGCGCTGCGATGCAATCGGCTAAGGCAGCGGCCGATCAACAAGCTATGCTGGCCCAGCGGTCAGTAGCAGAACAGAAAGCTAACGATGCGGTAAGCACGCCTTTGGCTACAGCGGAAGTGTCGGTCGATACCAGTCAAGCTAGCACGTCGGACGTTCGTCGGCGTCGGGCTAAGTTCGGGCGCGACTACAGCGCTGGCGTCAACATCTAAGGATCGACATGAAAGAATCTGCAAGCGCAACCTGGACGCGCTTGAGCGGTATCAGCACTTCTCTGATCAAGCGGTGCGAGCGATACGCTTCAATGACGATCCCAAAGATCATGCTCCAGAATGGGTTTGAGCCTGTAGGTTCTGATCAGACCCACGACTACCAGAGCATCGGCGCCCAGGCGGTTAACCACGTTACCAACAAGATGATGTTGGCGATGTTCCGCCCGAGCGCACCTTTCTACCGGCTACAGCTTACGCCCACGGCGAAGGCAGCGGCTATCGCTTCCGGTCTGGAAGAGCAGTCCCTTGCTCCCATCCTGGCTAAGATGGAACGCGACAGCGTTAAGCTGCTCGACGCCCGCATGCAGCGGCCTAAGCTGTACACTGCCATCCGCCACCTTGTGGTTACCGGCAACGTGCTGCTGTGCCTGGAAGATACCGAGCTTCGCGTCATGGGCCTCAAGTTCTGGCGAGTCAAGCGCACCATGCGTGGTAAGGTTCACACCTTGATCATCCATGAGCGTGTCGCCTTCAACGAGCTTGAGGTTGAAGTGCAAGAAGCTATGCCAACTCGCTACAGCCGTAATGCTGCCGAGTCGGAAATGGTGTCGTACTACAAGCGGATCATCCGACAGCGCAACGGGAACTACATCGTTGAGCAGTGGGTGGATGAAGTCAAGATGGACCAACGCAAGTTTGGCAGCCGCTACACCGAGGACAAGCTGCCATACCGTGTGCTTACCTGGGATCTTGCTGACGAATCCGACTACGCTACCGGCCTAGTCGAAGAGTACAGCGGTGACCTGGAAGCCCTGAGCATCCTGTCTGAGACTGTCGTTGATGGTGCTGTTGCTGGTTGCGACTGGCGCTGGTTGGTTAACCCTGGTGGTCACACCAAGGTTGACGACATCAAGAACAGTCGGACTGGCGATGCTATCCCTGGCACTAAGGAAGACCTGGACACGACCTCGGGTGGTAACGCTGAAGCAGTGGCGCGTGCGCTAGAGATCATGAACAACTGGGAGAAACGGGTAGCCCGTGGCTTCCTGTTGCTTTCTGCTGTCACGCGCGATGCCGAGCGGGTTACGGCTGAGGAGATGCGGCTTACAGCTAACGAGCTAGACACTGCCTACGGCGGCGTCTACTCTGCGCTGTCCGGTCAGATCCAGAAGCCGATTGCTGAGTGGCTGCTCAAGGAAGACGGTAACGACATCCGCGGCAAGGGCATCGAGGTTCAGGTGATCACCGGCTTGGATGCGCTGTCCCGTAACGGCGACCTCGAAGCATTCAAGCTGGCGCTGGGTGACCTCTCGCTGCTTAGCCAACTTCCGGGAGAACTGCAAGGTCGGATCAAGTTCCGCGAGATTGCAGCCTTTGTAGGCGACGGCCGAGGCATTGACCTTACACCGTTCCTCAAGTCTGAAGACGAGTTCCAAGCATGGCTCAAGCAACAGCAAGACATGCGGGTACAAGAAGCAACCAACACCGCCGCTGGTGAAGCGGCAGCACAAGGACAACAAGCATGACGACTAACGCAGACGGCTCCCCGGCACAGGGCGCAACTGGTGATGGTTCCCCGGCAGCGGGTAGTCCGGCAATCGGGGAGGCAAAGCCTAACGAGCCCTCTCTCCCCATTGCTGATAAAACCCCGGAAGCTAAACCGGAAGCGGGCGCTGGTCCTGCGCCGGTAATCTACGAATCTACCAACGACCCCGCGCTCGATATGGCGCTGGAATTTGTGGGTAAGTTCGGCATCGGTCCTGACGATCCGGCTATGGTGGCTGCTGGTGATGGCAACTTCGCTATGCTGGAAGCCAAGCTGGCCGCGATGGGTGACAAGGCTAAGGGCTTCGAGAAGTTCATTGCCCTGGGCAAGAGTTCCTACGCCAACGTGAAGGCTAAGGCGGAAGCTGATGCTGCCAAACGCGCCGAGGACATCTACAAAGTGGTCGGCGGGGCTGACCAGTGGAAGGTGATCAAGGAGTGGGCTGGCAAGAATGCCGAGCCGGCTGAACAGGAAGTGGTTAACGCCGCCCTGAACGCTGGCGGCATGCAAGCCAAGGCCATGGCGTTCTACCTGTCTACCCTGTACGACCGTGCTTCTGGTGTTAACCAGACCGGTAAGTCTGCGGTTAACCCGAACGCTGGCGGTGGTGGCTCGCCCAACACCACAGCCCTGAGCCCGCGTGCGTATACCCAGGAAGTCGCTGCCCTGCAGAAGAAGCTAGGCAGTAGGTTCGAGGGTAGCCCGGAGTACAAGCAACTCCAGGCGCGTCGTCAGGCTTGGCGTCGCTGATCCAGTACCGGTATAACAGAGCCCTTGAGTTTGCAAACCTGCTGATGGCGGGGACTACTCAAGGTTCCCTGCCATCATCAATTCAAGGAGCAGTGCATGGCACTCGACGATATCTTTAACATCACCCGACCTGGCCAAGAAGGCGCAGCGGGTTCGATCAGTGCCCTTCACATCGAAGAGTACACTGGCGTGGTCGAGACGACCATTGCCCGCAAGAGCGCGCTTACCGGCTGGCTGCCGATGCGAACCGTTCGTGGTACTTCGGTGCTGCAGAACTTCGCAGTGGGCGAATCGACTCTGCAGAAGCTGGTTCCCGGCACTCCGCCGGACGGCACGGTTAACAAGTTCGGTAAGAACACCGTTACCGTGGATACCGTTGTGCTGGCGCGCTCGGTCTTCCCGCTGCTGGAAACCTTCCAGACTTCGTACGATGCCCGCAAGGAAGTCGGCGACGAACACGGTCGCAAGATTGCCAAGTTCCGCGATCAGACCATCTTCATCCAGGCTATCCGCACGGCTCTGCTGACTGCGGCCAAGCACACTGGCGTGAACGGTGCTGGTCACCAGGGTGCCGCGCAATCCACCTTCGCTGGTGCGAACGATCACCTGGACCCTGCTAAGCTGTACGCTCAGATCGTCGATCTGGTCGTGAAGATGCAGCAGAAGGACGTGGACGTTGCTTCGGACGACGTGATGCTGGCTGTCAAGCCCGCAGAGTTCGCTACCCTGGCGATGAACGAAATGCTCATCAACAAGGAGTACGTTACTGCCGATGGCACGAGCATCGACGGCATGGTGCTGAAGACCTACGGCCTGCCCGTGGTTACCAGCAACAACTTCCCTGGCGGCGAAGTCATCAGCGGTCACCTGATGCACAACGTGTCTAACGGTAACACCTACGACGGTGACTACTCGAAGGCCGTTGCTGTCGCGTTCTCGCCGCGTGCACTGCTCGCTGGCGAAACCATCCCGCTGACCACCGGTGTGTTCTGGGACGATGTCTACAAGCACTGGATGGTGGATGCCTGGATGTCCTACGCTATCGGCCCCAACCGGCCGGAGTACTCGGGTATCATCCAGCGCCCGTAATCTGACTAGCCTGCCCGTGGCGTAAGTGCTAGTAAGTCCCCTCCCCGATCCGGGCGAGGGGATTTTTTCTTTAGGAGTCAACATGCTTACTTTGACGGTCGTTAACCGTATGCTCGCTACGCTGGGTGAGGCGCCGCTCAATGCGTTGACCGACCCCCACACTTTTCGTGCTTCCTGTCTGGCCAAGCTAGACAACAAAGACTCAACCCTGCAGACTAAGGGTTGGTGGTTCAACAGGGAACTGTTGACACTCCCGCCTAACGTGGGCGATAGCAAAATTTACCTGCCCGGGGATGTGATCAACGTCATGATCCCCGGCCGCTTAGACATTGTGCAGCGTGGCCGCGTGCTGTACGATACCGTGAACGGGACCAACTTGTTCACCGAATCCGTTGACGCGCAGATCATTCGCCGCATTCCCTTCGAGGATCTCCCCGAACTGGTTGCGGAGTACATCGCCTCCGATGCTGTGCTGGAATTCCAGAGCGACTTCGATGGTGACAGCAACAAACGACAACTGCTGGCTCAGACCTTGAAAGAGGCCAAGCTGGAGTTCAATGCAGAAGCTACACGGCAGGCCCGATACAACGTGCTTGAGTCTAACACCCGGCTGATGAGGCTCAAAGCAAAAACTTACCAACGACGTAGAGGATAACTATGAAAGCGTCAGGATCTTTTGATAACCTGGTTCAAGGCGTATCCCAGCAAGCCCCACAAGATCGCAGAGAGGGGCAGATCGGGGAGATGGTCAACATGATGCCTGATCCAGTAAACGGCCTGTCCCGCCGCCACGGCAGCAAATGGGTAGCTGAGAGGGACACAGGGCTAGCGATCTCTTCATTTGCTGAGCTGCAAGCAGACACAGCAACGTGGCGTAGTTTCAAGTACAGCAATGCCGGTAAAGAGTACGTCGTTCTATATAGAACTGGCGAACGGCCGGTGGGTAGTACAATGCCCCCGATGGTTGTCTACAACAAGACAGACAGCAAGTTCCTTCCCACGCAGCGCAGCCCAAGTGACACAGTGCTTAACAGCTTTGAGGCTGGTGGTTGCAGTGCGATTACTTCGATCGGTAAGTACGTGTTCGCAGCGGGGCACACGATGGTCCCGGCGGTTAACGTTAATTCGGTCTGGGCCAACCCAGCTAATCAAGACAAGTCGGCAGTATGGGTCCGTGGTGGGGGTTACAGCCGGACGTTTAAGGTGTCCGCTATTAAGACGGATGGGGCTACAATCAACTTTGAGTACACCACTCCCAAGTCTTCATACTCCGGTATTCTGGACACAAGCGCTATTCCACAATTGGCAGCAGACCCGGAGGGAGGCACTGACACCCGGACTGAGGGAGCGTACATTCAACTGATCACAGGGACATACCAACACACCCTAACCTGGGCTAAGTGGTCCCCTACAGGATTGACCGCTAAAAAGGGCACCGCGGTTATGACGAATGTCAGTCCTGCTACACCGGCTAACTCTATGCAGTACGCATGGGCAGGCGGGTCGGCAGTAGTCACATTCCATTCCAGCAACCTCGGCGCCACAGACGTGACGCTAAGTTACACGTCGGCCAAGACAGTTGTAAATCCCAATTACGCACAAATCGTAACAACCCTGACCAACGAGTACAACAGCGCAGTCACCAAGCACATTGGTGACGCCGCTGAGGCGATCCAGCCCCAGGCTATTGCTGAGAAGCTTAAGTTGGCTGCGGTAGCAGCAGGGTTGACTTTGGCCACAAGGCAAGACAGCACTATCATCTTGGAGGGTGTCAAGTACCTGACAGTGCAGGACGGCGGGGATGGCTCATTGATCCGAGGGGTGGCTAACGAGGTTGCATCCGCAGACCAGGTGAGTAACATCCACATCGTGGGTAAAGTTGTCAAAGTCAGGGCCCGCGGCAGTGAAGAGGCTTACTACCTTAAAGCCGTAGCTAAGGACGGAGTATCGACGGGTTACACAGAAGTGTCATGGGTTGAGGGTGCCGGCGTTGTGTACACAATCTATGACGCTATCATCATGTGTACTGTGGAGGCGGGTATCTTTTACATGGCCAGTTCAGCGGCTCTGTTGAATAGTATTGTGCCTGGGCAGCACCCGTCCTTTGTCCCGAGTTCCGTCGGAGACGAACTTACTAGTCCTAAGCCCTTCTTTATAGGGCGCAAGATTACGTACTTGGGCGTCTTTCAAGACAGACTCTTGATCGGGAGTGGTGGTGTTATCCGGGCTAGTAGAATCGGAGACTATTTCAACCTCTTCCGAACTAGCGTCTTAACGGTCCCTGCTAATGACGCCCTTGAGATGCTGTCTCAAAGTACCGAAGATGACGAGATTAGGTACGGGGTACTGTACGACCGCGACCTCGTGCTATTCGGGGCAAAGAGGCAATACGCTGTCACCGGAAAGTTTGCGTTATCCCCGACAAACGCAAACATGCCCGTAGTGTCTAGCCATGAGGGTGCATCGGACATCCCACCGTTGTCTGCCGGCGGGTCAATTTTCTACAGTAAGCAAGGGGAGGAGGGACCGAGCGTTCATGAGATTAAGCTAGGTGTCGTAGCAGAGTCCCCTGAATCGTTCTCAATTAGCAGCCAACTAAGTACCTACTTCAAGAATGCTGCCGTTGAATTGGCCTCTTTAGCCAAGCCCACCATGTTGTTCCTCCGCACTAAAGGCGAGCGTAACACTATCTACCCATTTACGTATCTGGACACCAGCCAAGGCAGGAGGCAGGACGCATGGGGTAAGTGGTTGTTTGACGACGCAATAGGGCCCATCTTTGGGATGGTGAGTTCCCCAGGCGGTCTGATGGTGTTTAGTCTGCGCAGCGCCCACGGTAAAGTCTGGACAGTGGCTGATGTTTGCCCTGTAAGTACGGGGGTAGCGTCGTACCCTTACTTAGACTCTATCCGGCCATGGGACCGAGTGGGGAGTGGGAGTCTGCGCATCGGCAGCGTCGGTAACTGGAAAGTCGCGTTTGACAAGTCCACTGTATACCGGTTTGTTGGGGACTCGATAGCTAACGTCTACACCCTATTCGCGCAGTTTCCTGCGGCGTTCGGGGCCTGGGCGGGGGCAAGCCAAGAAGCTTACTTTGTGCCGACCAACCCTTTCGTTAAGGATAGAAAGGGCGCTAGCGTGCTGACTGGTAGACTCACTGTGACTAAACTAAACGTGGCATTTAAGGACTCCTCTGGATTTAAGTATAGCGTAGAGACGAAGGGCGGCACTGAATCCTACAGCTTTAACGGGCTTGTGGTTGGTGACGATCCTCTGATTGGACGCGTACCAGTCAGTACCGGGGCGTACTCAGTACCCATTGGGAAAGAGACGAGGGAATACTCGCTTAAGTTCAGTGCCCACACCTGGCTCCCATTTACAGTAACCAATCTGGAGTGGGTGGGCCAATTCTTCAACAACACACAACGGTTAGGATAAACGATGTGGCAGATGTTTTTAGGCGCTGGGCTTATGGGCTGGCTGGGAAACCAGACAGGCAAAGTCCAAGCCGAACTAGATACTCGACTTAGCGCCGTAAACGCTGCTGCGACTAACCAGGTTACACGCTCGCGCAATGTCGAAATGATGGCGCGCAACAGCCTATCCAGGTATGTGCAGTCTGTTAACAACAACAGGACGTTGGATGACGGCGGAGACGCCTACACCGCGAACCTGGTTAACGGTTTGCGCAACCTAGACACGGCAGTTAACCAAGGAGTGCTGAACGACGTGCGAGTGCTCGAAGAGTTTGGAGCCGCCACGGCTAGCCAAGCTGCAGTAGGAGCAGGCGGGCAGGTGGTGGACATGATCAACAGCACCACCGCGCTTCGCTCTAGCATCAGCAAGGAACTGGCCAAGCAGTCTGTGGACTCGGCCCGGTATGACATTGCTACCCGCTCTCAAAGTATCATGTCTCAGATGGTGGGTGGGATGGACGGTAGCTTGATCATTGACCAGCTTGACCAGAGTCAGGCTTACGCTCAGAAGAAGGCCAGCATTACTGACGGCCAAGCAATCTTCAACTCTGTACTGTCCACTGCCATCAAGGCTGGCGTGGGTAACGTGGCTGAGTGGGGAGCACAACAGCTTGGTAGCTTGTTCAACAACGCGCCTGCTGGTAATGGGTTTAGTTCTGGCGGCTTTACGCTGGGCACAACCGAACGCTCTAGCAGCTACGGCATCGGTACTCCCGGGGTTAGCAAGTTCTCATTTAACAAGGCCAAGTTCGGAGGCATCTAATGGCAAACGACAACACACTAGGCGCACCGACCGAGGGCCTGGGTCAGACGGTAACCTTCGGGTTCAACGTCCAGAACAAGCCTGCTTCCCAGCCCCGGCAACGTGGCCGCATTAACGGCGGCGTGCAGGGGCAGGCGGGCGGTAGCGTGCCTATGGCGAGTGGCGTCAAGGTAGAGAGCGACGGCACTGTGGATCTTCTGATGAAGGTCGGACAGGGCTTGATCGACAATGAAATCAAGGAAGCGCGCACCAAGGCGTACGTTACCGGCATGCAGCGTGCCATGACTGGCGAGGCAGTGGAAGACATTGCCGCACAACAGCCAGCATGGTCCCGCGTGTTCGGAGACAGCGATGCCGTAGAAGGGGCGCGGGCGTACAGCGCAGAGGCCAAAGTGCAGGAAGTCCTTCTCAGTATCGAGAACGACATGCCGAATCTTCGCAGGCTGGACCCGAAGGGTGCTAACGAGTTCTTCGTTAAGTCTGTGAACGCAGCCCTTACCGGGCACGCAGCTACGGACAACGCGATCATGTCGGCAGTGCAGCGCAACCTGCCTGCTGTCATGAAGCGGCACGCTGGTCAGCACTATGCGTTCATGCAGGAAGAGGCAGCTACGCAAGAGGCTAACGCCCTATCTGCCGCAGCGGCTCGCCTGCAGACCGCAGGGGTGGCTCTGGCTAAAGGCGAGATTACTCCCGAGGACTTCGCAGAGCAGCAGGCTTCTGTCAGTATGCTGGGCGTGCCTGCTATGGGGCGCGACCCTGAGTGGGTGCGTAAGCAGCGCACGCAGAGCGCACTGCTGATGGCGGAGCAGGGGCAGTTCCATGCGCTTAACGCCATGCAGAAGATCGGCATATTCGATGTGCTGCACCCTGACCAGAAAGCGCAGATCATCCGCAGTCGGCAAGCCAACGAGACGCAATGGAAAGCGCAGTACGGCAAGGAGTTTGCCAACGACATCGCTGAACTTAAGATCATCGACGAGAACATCAAGCTGGGCCAACTGCCTAACTGGAGCCCTCGTGACACGATGAACAAAGTGCAGGAAATCAACCGGCGCTATCGTGAGCGCACTGGCAGCGAGTCGGACTACTTCAATGCCGACGTAATGGCAGCGTACGGTGAGCGCACCGCACAGGGTATTGCCGCAGTTCAGCAGAAGCAGATTGCCGACGCAGCGGCTGCAGCCAAAGCGGCGCGAATCGCTGGCGACAAGGCACTGGAAGCGCAAGCTAACCAATCCACCATCAGCATTGCGATGTCTCAGGGTAACCTGGCTAGCGCGATCAGCATGGGCCTGGTTAAGGACAACGACGTAGACAAGGTGTTCGTGCCTATGGCTACTAAGGCGTTTAGCAGCATCCTCACTGGCAAGCCCGCTGACCTGGACTTCCTGATCGAGAACGGCATCAAGGGGTACTACAACCCTGCGGTTAAGAGCCAGCTTCAAGGCATGGTTCATGGAGCCGTAGCCGGTGGTGCCATGTCTCCATCGTTCGTTGCTACCTACGAGGGCTGGCGTCAGGTCAACGCGAAGTCTCCCGAGACTGCGGCCGGCTACTATGGTGACGCGCATGCGAAGTTCCTGCGGTTCGCACTTGTGAACCCTGGGCCTATCGACATGAAGAGCCCGTTCTTGCAGGCTGCGTTTGACGGCTCGTTCGGTCCACAGGCTAAGCGATTCGGCTCGAAGATTGACAAGAAGGAATTTACCGACTTGATCAAGAAGAGTACCGAGATTGGCAATAGCGGTAAGTGGTGGCCTGAAATGCTGGGCGGCGACAACAAGCTACGGCCTGGGCAGGCTGAGGTACTGGCTAACGCTGTAATGCACCGTGCCGAGGTACTGGCAGACAGCACCACTCTAGACCAAGCCATGCACGGCGCGATCAGTATAGGGGCTAACACCGACATCCATGTGCTAGGCGGCTACGTCTGGTACGACTCGAAGAATCGTGACTTCATCGGGGAAGTGCAGAGCAAGCTGAAAGGCAAGTTCGGCCTGGGCTCTAAGATGGAAGCCAGCCAAGACTTTGGTGAGTTCCTGGACGAGCAGATCAAGGCCACCGGTGGTATGAAGAACCCCTCTATCAAGCGTGTCGATGATGCTATCATTGCCACCGACATTGTGGATGGGGAAGTTCGCATCGCCCGTGTGACTATGGATGCTATCGCAGAAGAGTTGATGAAGCGTGGTATGGCCCGCCGTGGCCCGCCGCCTAGGACCTACAGCGACGGAAAGAAATCAGCTTGGTACCGGTTCGGTCCCGAGATTACCTACACGGCTGACCCGAAAGCTCCTAGTATTTACGCAGGTAAAGATGAATGGGATGCCTACAGGAAGGCGCAAACTAAGTAAGGATACGTATGAACATCGAAGACTTCAAGAAGCTGACTCCCCAGGAAGCACTGCAGGCAGCCGGCAAATTTGCTGGCGTTGACGCTTCGGTGTTCGACGGTATCTGGAACGCGGAGTCCGCACGCGGCAAGGCTATGGTTAGCCCTGCCGGTGCCCGCGGTCACTTTGGCCTGATGCCGAATACGCAGGCCCTGTTTGAGAAGAAGCTCGGGATTAAGGTCAATCCCGACGACTTCCACGATTCACTGTTCGTCGCCATGAACCATCTGGCTGACGACCTTAAGCGTGAAGGCGGCAACATCGTGTCCGCTCTGCGCGCATACAACAACGGCCCCAAGTGGCGTGAGCAGAAAGATCCGCGTGGCGAGAACAAAGACTACGCTCGCCGCGTGCTCGGTGTCAATGGAGTAACCGAGGAAGCTGGGGACGTTGCAGTTACAGCCCCGGCCCGCACCTTCGGCCCGCTGACTCTGGACAGCGTTTCTGGCAACCTGCCTGTTAAGGGCAAGCCTTCTATGGTGAGTGCTAAGACTACGGAGGCACTGGCTAGCGCCGGCTTTCTTGGTGGTGTTAGCATTACTCCGCAGACGGTTGATCCTAGCACGCTGCTCCAAGCCAGCGCTGACGCCAACCTAGCCAAGCAGCAGGAGATTGACAACAGCACGGTGATTGACCGGGCACAGGCTGCGTTCATGACCCAAGGCATTACGCAACGTGCTATCAAGTACGCTGTGCGCCCTGACTACGAACCTGTCGAGAACTACGTCGTTCCTGAGGACATGCTTGCTGGCCGACCGGCTGATGACCAGTCCTACCTGCTGGAAGCCCGCAGCCCGCAAGAGGCCGAGCGGCTGGCGTGGGAACTAGACAACGAGAAGGAAGATCAGCGTAAGCTCTCGCTCAAAGGCGGGTGGCATGCGTTTGCTGCTTCCGTGATTGCTGGCGCACCCGAAGCGTTTGTTACTGGCGTGGGCACGGCTAAGATGCTGGCTGCTGGTGGCCTGGGTTCGGCAGCCGCTGCGCAGGCCGGGAACGCTAGCCGGGCGATTGGCCTGAGCGTGCTTGAGAACGTGGGCGGTAACCTTGCTGCTTCGGCTATCGAGGACGCTATGGGCGGGCGTATGTCGGTGTTCGACTACGCTGCTGGCGCTGTGGGCGGCATGATCTTTAGCGGGCTTGCTGCTAGGGGGCTGAGCAAAGAAGCGGGCGCTGCTGCACAGCAGGCCCTGGCCCGTAAGATTCTGGACGAGGCTGCCGCTAAACAGGCTGAGTTCGCGGCCCAGGCGGCTAAGAACCTGGGTGACGGGGCTACTGCTTCGGAACTGGCAAAGGAAATCGAGCGCCTGGAAGCCGCTGCGGTGAAGCGGGAGTTTGGTACTAGCACTGCTGGTGCTGATCGGCAACTGCTTCCCGACATGGAGAAGCTGGAAGCTGACGAGGTTGCTGCTGCCGATGAGGTAGC